AAAATGAAAAATGAAAAATGAAAAATGAAAAATGAAAAATAAAAAATAAAAATGGTAAAAAAATAAAATAATAACATAATTTTTTATTACAAAAAAATTATGATATTTCGTTAATAATATTTTGATGATTTTTTATTATTTGTTTGACAATTGAAACAAAATGTTTTCTAATAGGAGATTTATTTTTATTAACAAGATTATTCAATTGTTTAATAGTAAACCATTTAATTTCAGTTTTTTCAAATAATCCATTATTATGAGAAACAATATCAGACAAATGTTCTTCTATAAATTTATTTTGATTTTTAAAGTATATAGGTAAATTAGTATCATAATGAACATTAAATAAAAAAGAATGATATGTATTATCAGTATTAGAAATATTAGATATATAATTATCATCAACTTTTTTTTTTAATATATTAAAATTACCAAAAAGACCATTCAATTCTTCAGTGCCTTCTCTAATAGCAGTATAATAAGGATTATAAATTTCAGATTTATTTTTTTTATCAACAGAACCACCAAAATCACACCATAAATATTGGTTGTTTTCTTTAAATCTTTCTTTACCAAGTAAAATAAATAAAGTTCCATTACATAATGCGATAGGTATAATACCAGCACCCATATAATAAATATACAATATATTTATTATATATACAAATATTGTTTAAATATATTTAAATAATATTAGAAGGATAATGATAAAATTAAAATTTAATAAAATATATGAAACTATCACATAAATATAAGGAAAAATAGAATAAAATTATATAGATATAATATCATTAAGATTATTACAAGATATATCATCTAAATAAGTATTAGTATATATATTTTTTAAATCATTGTTATTTTCATAAAACATATTATTCCAATTAATAATACTTTTAAAGTTATATTTTTTAGCATAATAATTAGATATTGACAATACTTTTTTATTATCAATATTATAAGAATATGACGAAAGATTTTTCCAAATAATAATAAAATATATCAAAAGATCAAACAAATATTTATTTAACACAATATTATTAGCTATACAATATTTCAAAAAATAAATTAAAAAATTAATCTTATCTAAAAAGTGTAAATTTTTAGCATTGTTAAAAAAATCAGAAGTATTATCACAGTTATTAATACAAATATCAATAGTATATTCAAGATTAATATAATCATTATTGACATATATATTTTTATTGCTATTATTGTATGAATCATACATATATTGAAAAATTTCATTTTTATCAAGTGTAATATTATTTTCTTTTTTTACAACAGAGATAACAAGATCTAATAAAGAACTATAATTACCGGTATCAGAATACATAACAAATTCTTTAGTGAATTCAATATAATAATTATTATTACAATATCCAAAATCTAATATAACTATTTTAATATAATCAAAAGAAATATATGATATATCAGAATTGTTATTATTAGAACAATCATTAACAATCATCCAATTAGCAATATGTAAATCATTATGAAATAAAGATTTAGATAAAAGCATATCAAGATTAAATAATTTGAAGATAGTAAATATATTAGTTTTGAAATATTCAGAATGTTGAAGTTCAGAAAATAATACACCATCATAAAAATCCATAATCAAAATATTTTTACTAGAAAATATAGAATGAGGAATAACAATAATATCATTGTTTTTATATAATTCTTTAAATATATTCATATTATAAGATTCATTATTGAGGTCAGTTTGTTTATAAAAATCATTATAAATAGTAATAAAATCAAATGGTAATTTATATTTTTTAAATATATTGAATTTAGTAATATATATATACAAATCAATAATTTTTTTAAACCATATGAATTGATAATTAATATGAGGATGAATAACTTTAACAGCAACATATTTTTTTAATTGTTTATGATAACATTTATATACTTGAGCAATAGAACCAGATTTAACAGTAAAGGATTTATCAATAGTCATAATATCATAAAAAGAAGCAGAATAATCCTGATAAAATATTTTTTCAGTATATTGTAATGAATGTACACTACAATTATTATAAATATTATTGAATATATCAAAAATAATTAAATTATTTTTTTTATTGGTAATAAATATATTATCAAATATAGTTAAAAACCACTGTGTAAATTTAATCATTGGTGCACCATTAAGATTAATAATTTTGAATAAAAAACAAAGAAGATAATAATTAAAAGAATTAGATAATTTATAATAAATATAATTAATTGAGAATACAAAAATAAAACTTAAAAAATAAAAAAAATATAGAATATACAAAAATATCATAATAACTTAATATTATAATAATATTATAATAAGTATTTAAATAAATGATTATTATAATTTATAATTTATAATAATAAATTATAATGTCTATATTAGATAAAATAATAAATATATCAAAAAAAAAAGTTGAAGAACAATATGCAGAACATCTAAATAGAACAAAAAAATTAAAATTATCAGAAACAGAATTACATAATATTTTAACAGATTCTTTTAATAAAAATAATTGGAAAGATTCAATAAGAAATGAATTAAAAAAAGAATTGGATAATGAATATCCCAAATCATCAGTAGAAAATATATTATTAGAAATACATCAAGATAAAAAGAAATATGTGGATATTATAAAAGATGAAATAATATTACAACAAAATAATAACACAAGAGAATTAGAATTAGAAATAAAAAATGATAGTTTAAATATAAATATAGAATTGAATGATAATTATGTTGTTATAAAAAATGTAAATAAAAATATATATGAAAATGAAATATATGAAACAATAAATAAATACAAATTCATTTATAAAATAAATGATATAATATTAGAAGATCATGATAATAATACAAAAATAAAAAAATTAAAAGAAAATATAATAAATAAGGAAAAAGTAAAAATAACATTATATTATTTAAAAAATTGATAATCAAAAAAAAAAAAAAAAATTTATAAATGTTAAAATTATGCGTTACACGATTCAATAATATAACAAAAGAAGAAAATGAAAATTGGAAAAAATTAAATAATCATAATGGTAGTATTTATGGTACACCTGTAAAAATAAATTCAACAATATCACCAAATGAGAATTTAATAATATTAGAAATGAACAATTCAACAAACGAAATAGATGGAATTGGTATTGTAAAAAATATATTATTTCATAAAAAATATAAAATATATAAAGACAATAATTACAACAGATATATTTATTGTTCAAATAAACATTTTAAAAAAAATCATTTGAATGATAAATTAAAAAATATATTAAAAATTTTAGAATATTTTCTATTCAAAACAAAAAAACATTATAAAAGAGGACATGGTATACAAGAAATTCCAAAATATTTACAGAATTCAAAAATATTAAATTTTACAAAATTAATAAATGAAGGGTTAAAAGAAATTAAAATTTAATTATTATATTAAATTAACAAAATATAAAATATGTTAATGTTGAAAGATGATAATTTTGAACAAAAAACTATGAATGATTCAAGTTCCTTATTATCAAATATAAATAATGATAATAATGATTTCAAAAAAACAAAAAATATATTAAATGAATTGAATGATGATAATGATCATGATAATGATCATGATGATAATAATAGTGATAATATAAATTTAAATATAAATGATTATACAAAAGAAGATTTATATAATATATTAGAACTAGAAAATCCAAACTCAAATGACATAAAAGTAAAAATAGATTTATTAAAAAATACATTATTTAAAAACAATAATAGTGTAAAATTATTTTTATCTAATGTTGAAGAAAAATTATTAAAAGAAGAATCAACCATAGAAGAATTTGCTAATTTAATTTTATACAAAGATAATGATAATAAACAATATGATTTTGAAGAAACAACTATGATAGATTCAACATCATTATTAAAAAATATCAACAATAATGATAATGATTTTGAACAAACAAAAAATATTTTAAATGACTTAAATGAAGATAATATTGAAAATGAAAATGAAAATGAAGATTCAGCTAATAATATAAATTTAAATATAAATGATTATACAAAAGAAGATCTATATAATATATTAGAATTAGAAAATCCAAGCTCAAATGAAATAAAAATAAAAATAGATTCATTAAAAAATACATCTTTCAAAGAAAAAAATAATATAAAAAAATTTTTATCTGATATTGAAGATAAATTATTAGAAGAAACCAATTATATAGAACAATTTTCTAACTTGGATTTATATAAAGAAAATAATAATATTGAAAATAATTATGATTTAGAAAATGATGAGATCAATTTAGATAATGAAGATAATCTAGAAAATGTAGATAATTTATACATTGAAGATAATTTAGACATACAAGATAATGTAGATAATATAGATAATTTAGACATTCAAGATAATGAAGATAATAAAGATAATAAAGATAATAAAGAATTAAAAGATATTGATAATAATGAGATAACAAATTATATATCAAATGAATTATCAGTCGTAAATAATACAAACCATTATTATTATCATTTCAATACAAAATATAGAGATAATAATATATTAAGTAAATCCACAAATTGTGAATTTACAATACCACAAACAAACAATGTAGTAGAATTAAGATTAGGATCAGTCCATAATTTAAAAAAACCTTTTTTAATAACTGAAGAAAAAAACAACAACAAATTTTGTATAAAAATTTATAAAACAAATTCATCTTCAATAAATGAAGATGAAGAAATAACAATTACATTAGATGAAGGTTATTATGAAATATTAAATGATTTACAATATGAAATAAATGAAAAATTAAAAGATATAAGTTTTATATCTTATAATATCAAAAAAAATAATAAATCCGAATTCATTTTAAATAAAAATAATGATATAACACATATTGAAATAGATTTTACAAAATATTATTCAGAACCATATTCATTTGAAAATATATTAGGTTTCGAAAATAAAATATACAAAATAATGTCGAATGAAAAAATAATATCAGAAAAATTAATAAATAATACTGATAATAATTTATTTTTTTGTTTAGATGAATATCAATCAAATATAATAGAAACACATCAAATATTAGCAAAAAACAATATTATAAATAATAAAGTTTTATCAAGAATAAATAGTAGATCTGGTAATATTACAAATAATTATACTATAAATGAAAATTTCTCAAATACAATAACTAGAATAGATGGAATAAGAAAATATAATGGACTTACAAACTTGTTAAAATTAAAAATAAAAATAATTGATAGCTATAATAATGTAATAGAATCATATAATGATTTTATGTTCACTCTTGAATTTATAATAGTAGAAAAATCACTATCAAAAAATAAATTTTAAATTATTATTCAACTTGATTTTAAAACATAACATAAAATATTTAAATATTTTTATTTTTTTACATATTTAGAAATATTTAATTTTATGCGTTTATTTTTTTAAAATTAGAATATTTTTCTTTCTTTTATTTTATTATAATATATATGCCAGCATCGGAAGATAATTTAACAGTTGAAGAGACTGAAGCACTAACACGAGCTAAATTAGGAGATTTACGTAAAAAATTAAACAGTGAATCATGGACTGGTAATATGGAAACATTACTTGCTGATTGGGGGGAAAAAGCCGCAGGATTAGGATTCATGCATGCACATTCCGGTGGTTCATGGAGAACTTTTGGTAATCATTTAGCTGTAACAAGTATTGTAGTTACTAGTATAGCATCTTCTATGTCATTGGTTGCAACCAGTATAGAAGATCCACAACTAAAAAATGGCATATTATTTGGTGTAGGTGGAGTAGGTTTACTTTCTGCATTAATTCAATCCTTTAAAAAATTCTATAATGCTGAAGAAAAAGCTGCCGAACATTCATCTGTTTCTAAACAATTTTGTTCTTTTTATAGATATATTTTATTACAACTTAGTATGTCAAGAGAAGATCGTGATCCATGTGATGTTTTAACAACTTATGCATTAAAAGAATATGAAAGATTACAACAAGAAGCACCAGCATTGGGTTTAAAATCTATAGATGCATTTAAAGCTAAATTCTCTGATACAGAACAATCAGTTCCTGATGTTGCGGAAGATCGATTTGTTATCAATGTAGCACCAGCACCAAAAATTACTATTAAAGAGGATGAAAAAAAAATATTAATTGACTCTTCTAATATTTTATTAGAAACTTTAAACAATAATAATTAATAATATATTATTAATAAAAATAATAAATAATATATTATTAATAAAAATAATAAATAATATATTATTAATAAAATAATAAATAGATTAATATTTATTAACATAAATGAATACTAATTTTGAATATTACAAAAAAAATTTGATAAATAATGGTTATACTATTATTCCAAATATTTTAAATCAAGAAGAAATAAACGAATATAAAAAAGATTTTTTTTATTGGTTTAATAATACACCAAATTTAAAAGAACATCATAATATAATTCATTCAAATGGTATAATAAAATATTATGATATAGGTCATCAAAAATTTGTATGGAAAACAAGAATAAATAAAAATATTCAAAATATTTTCAAATATTTATGGGATACAGATGAATTAATAGTATCATTTGATGGATGTTGTTATTATACAAAAGATTATAATAAAAATGATACATATTGGACACATACAGATCAATCACCAAATAAAAAAGGATTACATTGTTATCAATCATTTGTAAGTTTAACTGATAATACAGAAAAAACAATAATTCTTTATGAAAAATCACATTTATTACATGAACATTATTTCAAAACTATGGGTATAACTGGAAATAATGATTGGCAAATTATAGATAGATCATACATAGATAATTTTAGTGATACATTTAAAAAATTAAAAGTAAATAAAGGTGATTTAGTTATATGGGACTCACGCACATTTCATCAAAATGTTTCTGGTAATAAAGAAATAGAAGAAGAAAGATTAGTTCAATATTTATGTTATTGTCCTAGAGAGAAAATATATAATAATTTTGAAGAACAAAAAAAAAGACATTTATTTTTTGAAAATTATAGAACAACAAATCATTGGCCAAATAATTTAACTGTAGTTCCAATGCAACCTATAACTTATAATTATATAAACCATAATAATCCTATTTTTATAGATTATAATGAAATAGATGAACCAATATTAGATGATATAATAGACGAAATAAATAAATTATTATAAATATTAATCAGTTTTATTTTTATCAATATTAATATCATAATTCATATCGTTATTTTGATAATTATAGTTATAATAATCATCATAATGACTACTTTCATAATACTTATCATCATAATACTTATTATCATAATACTTATTATCATAATAATCTTTATCTACATCAGTATTATTATAATCATAATTATCATAATAATTATTAGTATTGTTATAATAGTTATCATTATCAACATTCATATAATCAATATTTTCATTATTTTCATTATTTTCATTATTTTCATTATTCATATAATTAATTTTATTATTATTATTATTATTGTTATTATTTTCATTAATATTATTAACAGATAAATCATAGAAATATTTAGCATCTGAATTTTTAAGATTACCTAGAATATTATCATAATTATAAAGTGTAGCATGTTGTCTATAAGGTTTAATAACATCAGGTGTAGCAATATAAGTATAATACATCCCAGTCAAATAACAAACAAAATTTTTGTAAATACAATCAAAGTTATTTTTAAAATGATTATAAAATGTATAGAACACCATAATTATATATAAGTTTTATTATATTATCCAATTTATATATAATTATGTATTTCAATTTTTTTATAAATTAACTATTTTTATATCAATCTATAGAATCTAAATTAGTAGTTGTATCATTTTCATCTTTAACTTCATCTTTAACTTCATCTTTAACTTCATCTTTAACTTCATCTTTAACTTCATCTTTATCTTCATCTTTAACTTCATCTTTAACTTCATCTTTAACTTCATCTTTAACTTCATCTTCATCAATCATGCAATAATTTTCTGTAATAATTCTATTAACTTTAGTAGCATAACCAACCGGATTATCAAGTAAAAAACCACTGTTAAGTAAAGCAGTATCATACATAATATTAATAAGATCAACCAAAACCACTTTATTACTTTCATCTTTAAATTTATTCTCAATATTAACAATTAACTTATGATTAATATTCAATTCTAACACTTTTCTAGAAGACATAAATTGATCCATCATTTCATTTCTAATAGCTTGTGCCTTCATAATTCTTTCCATATTAGCAGTCCACCCAAATTCAGAAGATGATAACATACAAGGTGTAGTAGTTAATCTAGTAGAAATAATAACTTCACTAACTCTATTACTTAATACAGACTTAAAAAATTCAACAAGTTCTTTGTATTTATTATCATCCTTTTCATCAGATTTATCATCTAAGGTAATTTTTTTAGAAACATCAGACAATTTAATATCATTATATTCCTTAACATTTTGAATCATATATTCATCAATAGAATTATCAAAAAATAAAACATCATAACCTTTTTCTTTTAATTTTTCTATAAATGGAGATTTTTCTAATGTTGTAATATTTTGACCAGTAATATAATAAATATCTTTTTGTTCTTCTTTCATAGATTCAACATATTGATCAAGACTAATATATGACGTTTTACTATTAAGACTATAAAATCTTAATAATTTAATTAATTTATCTCTATTTTTTTCATCTTCATGAATACCAAGTTTAATCATTTTACTATAGATGCCATAAAATTTATTATATTCATCAGTATTTTCAGCTATTTCATTAAATAATTCAATTGCCTTTTTAACAATAACTTTATTAATACTAGAAACAATTTTATTTTCTTGTAATAATTCTCTAGATACATTTAATGGTATATTATCACTATTAACAACACCAACTAAATAATTTAACCAAGTTGGTACTAAGTTTTCACAATTTTCAGTAATAAAAACATTTTTCACAAATAATTTCATATTATTTCTTTTAGAATTATCAAACATAGCCATATTGTTTTCAGGTATAAATAAAACACAATTTAAATCAAGTTGTCCTTCAGTATTAAAATGTTTATAACCTAAATATTCACCACTATTAATAGAGGAATAAAATGATTTGTATTCATCTTTATCAACCTGATCAGGTTTTCTCATCCAAATAGGTTTGACATCATTGATAGTTACCCATTCCTGAACTTCAGTTTTTTGTGTAGTCATCTTTTTTTCTAATTTTTCCTCTTCTTCTAATGTTTCAATAACAGGTTCATCTGTATCTTCATCTTTAGGTTGTTCATTATTTTCAACATCAGTCTCGGCCTCAACTTCTGTTTCAACAACTTTAGTTTCTAAAATTTGAATGGGATAACTAATAAATTGCATGTATTTTTTAACAATATCTTTGACATGATGAGCTTGTAAAAAATCTTTATGTTCTTCTTTTATTTTCAAAAAAATCTTTGTTCCACGTTTTAATTGTGTAGTTTCATTTTCACATATAGTATAAGATTTGTTAGAATCAGATTCCCATACATATTCTTTATCATTATCATTTTTAGTAATAATTTTAACATGATCCGCAACTAAATATGATGAATAAAATCCAACACCAAATTGACCAATTTGATCAATAGTGTTACCAGAATTATTTTCTTTAATTTTTTCTATAAAAGATTTAGTTCCAGATTTTGCAATAGTTCCTAAATTATGAATAAGATCATCTTTGGTCATACCAATACCAGTATCTTCAATAATAAGATGACTATTAGATACATCAATATCTATAAAAATTTTTAAATCAGATACATTATTTTCAGTTTGAGAATTAGTTAAAGATTGAAATCTATATTTTTCTAATGCATCACTAGCATTAGATAATAATTCTCTTAAAAAAATTTCACTTTTACTATAAAATGCATTAATAATCAAATGCATTAATTGATTGATATCAGCATCAAAATTAATTTCTTCTTTACTCATGTTGAAATAATAAACATTATTATTTTAAGTTTTTTTTTGAAAATATAAAAAATATAAAAAATATAAAAAATATAAAATAAATAACATAATAATAGTATATAAAACAATTAATACATATATATGTATATATATGTACATAAATAGAATAATAAAAAATACAGAACCAATTAGTTATACATTAAAACCATTGTTATATAATACAAAAATGTCTTTACATAACAATAATAATACAATTATAAAATTAAATGAAATACCAGGATTAACATTAGGTATACCATTGAATATATTACAATATATATTCACATATATTCATTACAATTATAATATAGTAAATTTAAATTTGATATTTTTACAATTTGGAATTGGAATAACAACTTACGGAACAGATAGATTTTTAGATTCATTTTCTATAGATAATACAACAACAAAAGATAAATTAATTTACTATAATAATTTACAAAAACATAAAAATGATATTATGTTAATATTACTATGTTCATATATTTATGTATCGATAAATATATTACAATATGATAATACAGATGAAGTATTTGCATTATTATTTTCAACATTATTTTATAAAACAATAAAACAAAAAATAGGATTTTTAAAATCATCATATATAGCAACAGCATGGACTTGTGGAACATTAATATTACCATGTATAATACATGATAACAATTATGATATATATAATGATTATGAAACATATTTATCATTATTTTTATTATTATTTGCTACAAGTAATATAGCTGATATAAAAGATATAAATGAAGATAAACATAATAATATAACAACAATACCAGTATTATTAGGAGAAAATAATACAAAAATATTAAGTTATAGCAGTATAACTTTATTTTGTTATTTATTATTTTCAAAAATAAATATAAATTATTAATTATTAATTATATTAATAATATTAAAAATGTCTAATAACAATTATTCAAAAAATATTATTAATATAAATCCAGAAATTTATACAATCAATAATTTTTTAACAAATGAAGAATGCGAACATATAATTAATATATCTAAAAATAATTTAAAGAATGCTTTAGTATCAAGCGATAAATCAGGTATAATATCAGATGGCAGAACAGGACAAAATACATGGTTAGCTCATAATTGTACAAATATAACAAAAAATATTTCAGAAAAAATTTCAAATTTATTGAATATTTCATTAAATAATGCAGAATCAATACAAGTAATATATTATAATAAAACTCAAGAATATAAAAGTCATTATGATGGATGGGAATTTAATGGTTCAGAAAGATCAGTAAGAAATTTATTAAGAGGTGGTCAAAGAATATACACTGCTTTATGTTACTTAAATGATGTAGAAAAAGGTGGTGGTACAATATTTACAAAAATAAATAAAACTATAGATCCTGAAAAAGGAAAATTATTAGTTTTCAAAAATGTTTATGATAACAGTAATGTAAGACATTACTTAAGTGAACATGCAGGAATGCCAGTTTTAGAAGGAGAAAAATGGGGATTTAATCTCTGGTTTCGTGAAAAAAATATAAATGAAAAATACGAATATAGTTTATATCATAAGAATTTATCAAATAAATATAATAAATACAATATTTCAAACACATTTGAATTATTAAATACATCAGAAGAATCAAATTTAGAAACAAAAAAAATAAATTATATACCAAATATTTTAAATAATAATGATGTACATAATATTTTAAATCTATGTAATTTTGATGAACAAAAATCAAGAAGTATATGTTGGTTAAATAATGAACATTTATCAGATATAATAAACAAAATTTCAAAATTAATCAATATAAATCCAAATTATTTTGAATCAATATGCGTAACAAAATATACAAATAACAAATTTCATAATGATCATTATGATGCATATGATTTAACAACAGATATTGGAAAAAAAAATACAAGTACAAGAGGACAAAGATTAATGACTATAACTGGATTATTATATAATACAAAAATAAAATTCAGAAAATTAAACAAAATTTATGTTTGTAATAAAAATTCAATATTATATTATTATAATTGTACAAATAATACAAATACAAGAGATGATAAATTAATAAAAAGTTATGAAGGTTTAGAAGATAATATGATATTATTTAACATATATATTCGAGAAAAATCAAAAAAAGATAATAAATTATTGAAATTACACAATATAAATGATGAAAAGAGCGAAGATGAAGATAAAGATGAAGAATTAGATTATAATGATATCATAAATAATATTTATAAAAAAGAAAACAATCTTAATTATTTGTACATTAAAAATTTTAATATTGTACATAGAGGCTGTAAAGATTTATTAAATAATACATTAAAAGAAATAAAAAATATAAAAAATAATTCATCTTTTTTAATAAAAGAAAATATAGAAAAAACTTACAAATTAGATGAATATAATCCTGTAATAGTGGAAAATGTTGTAAATAACAAAATACATAAAATTATTGAAAATTATTTTAATATTAATATAAATAATAATTTGTACAAATTTGGTGGAACCCAGTCAGATCGGTATTATATAACAGACGAAATAATAACTCGTTTATTACATGTAGAATTATTACCATTAATAGAAAAAATAACAAACAAAAAAATGAAAGCTACTTATAGTTTTTTGTCCGCATATGTAAAAAATGCAAATTTACCACCTCATACTGATCGTGATACATGTCAATTTACATGTTCATATATATTAAGTAAACCAGAAAATAGTAATTGGAATATATATTTTGATAAAACAAAACAACCAATCAAAAATAAAGGAAGATATGATTATAAACCAAACAAAGAAGATTGTTTTGAATTAGATTGTAGCGCAAATGGATTAATGATATTCAATGGCGAAGATCATGTACATTACAGGGAAAATTTAATATATGATTATTATAATATAATTTTATTACATTATAAATCTTTATAAAAATAATAAAATAAATAAATATTTATTATTATTATTATTAATATTTATTTAAAATGCCTGATTACAAAATATGGGATAATATTTTGAATGAACAACAAATAAATGATTTAATAAATCATTGCAAAAATGATTGTAATCATATAGATGGACAAGTTGGTAATAGAGTAAATTTTAATCAAAAAAAAAGAAAAGATATTTTTATAAAAAATACAAGATACACTGAATTTTTAGATCATAATGTGTTTGAAAAAATATATGAAGAAATGAAAGATGTATTTAATATTGAAATAAAATATAGAGAACTTTGGAAAGTAGGATACTATAATGGTAATGAAAATTCATTTTACAATATTCATACCGATGATGCAGGAGATACAAAATACAGAAAATTATCTTTAGTATTAATGTTAAGTGATAAAAGTGATTATGAAGGAGGTGAATTTTATTTTCCAAATTTAAATATAAACTTAAAATTGAATAAAGGATCTTTAATTATATTTAATTCAGAACTTTTACATGGTGTAAAAGAAGTAACATCTGGTGAAAGATATACATTAATAAGTTTTATGTTTGATAATAATGGAAAAGAAATAAAAGAAAAATTAAATGTAAGAGCAAATATCAATAATTATATACCATATTTAAATAATTTGAAAATAACATATTCATCTAACGAAAAAAAAGACGATTTTTCAAATGCACAAATACTAGGAGATATAGATTATTCTGATAAACATAAAAATAATAATTGGTCTGATCATGATGACTATTATTTTGAAAAAAATAATAGTGAAACATTATTAATTTCATTTGCTGGTATGGGATGGAAAAATTCATTACCTACTTTTATTTTTTACAATTTTTTAAAAGAATATAAAACAATTGATAAATTATTTTTACGAGATGTAAATTGTCGTTATTATATAACAGGATTAAGGAATACTACAAAAAGTTTTAAAAGTACAATTGATTTTATAGATACATTTATAAAAACAGGTAAATATAAAAAAGTTATAGCATTTGGATGTTCAGCAGGTGGATATGCAGCAATATTATATGGAACAATATTAAAAATTGATAAAGTATTAAGTTTTTCTCCGCAAACAGTTTTAACAGAAAAAAAAGAACTATTAATAGGTGATAAATATAATGCACCTAAAACATGTAAATGGTTATCATCTATATACAAAAATGATGAAGAATATCAAAAAGCATTAGATTTAAAAAATTATTTACCTTTTGATACTAACATAGAAATACATTATGCATCACGAGCAAATCATGGGTCTGATAAAAAACATGCATTATATATAGAATCAAAAAATTGTAAAATAATAGAACATAATAGTAATAATCACATGATTGCATTAGAATTAAAAGAAAATAACAAATTAAAAAAAATTATAGAGGATTTTATTATGTAAAACAAGAATGTATATTATATATAATTATGTAAAACAAGATTATATATAATATATATATATATATGATTTTTATAAAATATGAAGGCAGACATGGTAATTTTATCTTTCAATATTTATTTGCAAGATATTTATCTTTTTTAACTAATCAAATAATTAAAGATGAAAATTTATTTTATAAATACACAAATAATAAATTTATAAAATTTACTGTTAATAATGCAAGTGATAAAACAGATTATAAAGAAAATATAATAGTAGATGATACAAATGTATTATCTATTGTAAATAATATTAATTTATTAATTAATAAAAATATAACTATAGGTGGTCGTAATGGATATTATCAAAACTCAGATATATATTTAAATAATATAGATTTTATCAAATCTATTATAAATTATAAAGAAAAAAATTTACAAATAAAACCAAATTCAGTAGTTATTCATATTAGATTAGATGATTTTCACAGGAATGGTTTTGATTCTGAAATTATAAGTTTTTCATATTATGATAATATATTAAAGTCAAATGGTAAAAATAAATTCGAAAAAGTTTATGTATTACATGATTCATCTACTGTTATGTCATCATCATACAAAAAAAGAATTGCAAACAAATTAAATATTGATTATTCAAATTATGAAATAAAATATTTAAATTATTTTAAAGAAGAATATAATGCAGAGTTAATATCTTCTAATGTTGAAAATGATTTTAATTTTTTCAAATATTTTGATAATATAATTTTGTCAGCAAGTTCTTTTGGATTTTGGGGAGTATGTGATATAAACAAAAAATGTAATGTTTATATTCCCATACATAAACAAGTAAATGCCACATGTAAAACATATAAAATTCTAGAATGGTTAGGTCATAATGTAAAAACTTATGATAAAATAAAATTTATAAATTTCAATGAAAAAATAGTAGAAATCGGTAATGTATTTCCATCTTGTGAAGGATATTATACAGAAACAATAAACGAAGGATCAACATTATATTTGCGTCATTTTTCTATTGATGCAGGTTTTTTTTCACATCTTTCTATGGGTTTATATTCAATTGTACGATATTATAATATAACAAAAAATATGCCAGATAAAATAAATTTATGTTTATTATTGAATTTATATAAAAACGAATGTAACAAAGATATTTCTTGTGAAACAAAATCAATTTGTAAAATTTTGTTTTTAGATGAATGTATTTGTAAAACTTGTAATCCAAATATAATAGATAATGTAGGAAATTGGTCAGGACGTTATTCATTGCATTGCTCAAAAAATTTGAATTATGATTTAGATATAAGTGAACATTATTTTAAATATTATACAAAACCTAAAAATAATTTGTTAGCTAAAAGTAATTTTAAACATTGGAGTCAGTTTCATCCATATAATGATGATTTGATTAATAAACTTAAACCTTTTGTATTAAGTATATTTTCTCCATCTGATAATATATTAAATATAATAAAAAATATAGAATCAAAATATAATATCGATTATGATAATACATGTGTATTATTCATGCGCGGAGGAGACAAACAAAAAGAAACAAAAATTCCAATGTATGAAGAATATACAAATAAAGTAAAATCAGAACACCATAATAATGAGAATTTAAGATATTTAATTCAATCAGATGAAACAGAATTTATAGAAGAAATGAAAAAAATATTTAAAAATTCATTTTCATTCAAAGAAGAAATACGAACACTTCCAAAAAAAAGTAGATCACAACCAGATTTTGGAGAATGGAATAATTTTGTTTTTAGTCAATATTATTTTGCTATAACTATTATAATGTCAAAATGTAAGTATGTATATTGTAATAGTGGTAATTGTTCATTATGGATTAGATTATATAGGGAAAATAATGTAGGGTTTAATCAATGGATTCATTGGGAAAATTGTGATATATGGTTATAATATTTTTGATAATTTATTATACTCTTGAAAAATTCAGATTATTACTGATATTCATTTATATATTGTTCAAATAATATATAATTTGTCGTTTTGAAGCTTTTTGATTATTTAAACAATTATCTAATTGAGTATTATTATTATCAGGATATATAAACATTGGATACTTATATGTATATGCTGTAAAATTAGTATATTTATTTACAATTCCATATATACCATTTCCACTATCGGCTGTCGCAAATATTTGACCATTATAAACGTTATCACTATGTTTTAAATAAAAATTTAAAACTTCAATTGCACATTTCCTATTTATAACATAAGCTAAACAAGAACCAACATCCCTAACTTCTCCCCATTTAAAATATGTATTTAAATTATTCCAAATATCTTTAGATTTGTTTATACGTGCGAAAATAATTGCAAGTTGAATTATTCCATAATCTACTGGTGCATTTTTAACAACTTCATCTGGTGTACATTTCCAATATTTTTTAAATTCAAATGTTAAATCATCTTCACAAATAATAGCATATTCATCTTTACTATTCATTACAAATTCAAAAATAGCTTTGATATGTGAACGAATACAAGCATTTTCTTTATTACCTTTTATTGTTTTTATATGATTGTTATTATTATTATATAAAAATGCTTCAACTCTATGAAAAGAAACATCATTTTGTTGAAACTGTAATTCAATTTGTTTACGTCTATCTACTGCATTTTCAAGATTAATATAATAATATTTCATATATTATATTATATATTATATATGAAATATTATTATAATTTATTGATAACTTATACATTTTCATTTTTCTAAAAATTCTTCTGTAAATAAACTATCTAATGAATATTCTTTTATAATTTCATTTTTGTAAGTTTTACATAAATCTTCATATGATAGTTGTGGATTTAATATAAGAGAAAAAATAGTAAAGTTACTTGTTGTTCTAATTAAATATTTACATTTAGAAAGCAAATAACTTTCTATAAGAGCTTCTTCTCCTTTTATTTTATTACCATTTGTTATGTAATTATTATCATGTATACCCTTAATACCATTTGATCTTATTGATGCATAAGAATTACAATTAAAATTATTAGAAAATAAATTATGTGTATCAGTACAATCAGTTGCTAAATATAAATTATTAATATTTTTATTAATAAGATATTTATTAATAAGATCTAAATTAGGACCAGCATATATTAATCCTTTACCACCCACATATCTATCAGTTCTTCTTATATGAATACCAAATTTATTTATTATATCATATTTATTACAATATTCATCAATTATATATCGATAATTATTATTTAATTTACATACTTTATTGAACATTATATTCATTTGTTCTCTAAATGTAAAATTATTACTTTTTGCTAATTTTAAAATATCATTTATTCTTAATCCATTTTCATTAATAATTTTACAATTATTAGATATTAATACATTTTTTTGATCAAAAAAATAATCAAATACATTATCATTAGAATTATTCATATATTTAGGATTTTGCCATAAAATATATGGAACACAATCATTTTTAATATTTACAAACGCATAATAAATAATTCCTAATAAACAACTAAAAAATCCAGCATTACGATTAGATTTAATAACTGTTATTTGTCCAACTTCATTTTGAATTTGATTTGGAATCTGATTTACAATTTCATTTTGAATTTGATTTGGAATCTGATTTACAATTTCATTTTTTGTTTCGTTTAAATTAATATATTTACCAATTACAGTTCCACGACCAATATCAATATCAATATTTTCTATTTTTTTTATAATTTTTTCTTCTACTAACTTATTAAAAATAATAGTAGGTTCTTTATTCCAATATTTTATCCATTTTTGATTATGTAAAACATTATTTACAATTAAAAAAGTATCATGAGTAGATATATTTTTACAATTGTTAATATCAGATAAAACAGTATCATAATCATATCCTCCATCTATTAAAATAATATCAAATTTGATTTTATTACTTTCTATAAATTTAACTAAAGTTTGTTTAGAATCCCCTTTTATTAAGATATGTCGTTTTGAATAAAAATCATCAATATATTTTTTTCCAACATTAACACTCTGAAATGCACCATTGTCAAAACTATGTACAATTAAAGTTTCATTCAATTTCAAAAATAATTCAGCTGAATGTCCAGCTAAAAATCCAATTTCTAAAACATTTTTAATATTTTTAACATCAGTAAAATGTTTTTTGATACTAGCAATAATAGCATCTTCATGTTTTTTAACTTGAGTAATATAACCTTGTCTTATTTTTATACATTTAGATTCAATATATTTACTTAATGGTAAATCGGTTTCTATTTTTTCAGATACATGATTGACATTATTATTATTATTATTATTATTATTATTATTATTATATCTTATAACAGAAGATGATAATGATGTAAGTTTTGGCGATATAATTTCTTGAGTTTTATCTAAATACCATTTATTAAAAGATTTCATTCTTCTAATTTTATGTTCAGATACATCATAATTAAAATGTATAATATATGGTTTATTAGGTAATTTATCTCTATAATATTTACCATTAGGAAAAAGGTCAAGATCTAAATATTTAACTTTTAATTGATTTTCATATCTTCTAAGATATTGTTGATCATTATTAAAATTATCAATATTGTTAGATACAGTTTTAAAATCAGTAATTTTTAAAGTTTTTTCATTAGATTTCATATAAAACATACCAGTACACATTGCTCTAGAATTATAATCTTGATTATCATTTTGTATAAATAAATCAAAGTCACCAATATTATCAATAAAATATGGTATAGGATTATTTTCAAATACTATATCACCATCAGTAAATATAACATCATTACCTTTAATTAATTCATTATTAATTGCATATATTTTATATGATGTAATAGTAGCCCATTTTTTTTTACCTTCAGTATCAGGATTTTGCATAGCTTTATATTCAACCCAATTTTTAAGAAATTCTTCTTGAACATCAACTAATACAACATCATTATAACAATAATTTTTCTTGAAATAATTATAACATTTAAGACCAATACAATAAATTTTCAATAAATTTTGAATACCAATTTTTTTCATTGATATTAATAAATTTTCAGTCAAATTCATATAACCATCATTAGTTAATGTAATTAATTTAATATTATCTTTAAAAATGTTATCACGAAAGAATACTCTAAAGCTAATATTAGCACCAAAAAATTTATTGTTTACCCAACTATATTTATTTTTATCATAATTAATTGTTTTGTTCAAATAATAACAACAATCTTTATCAGATAAATAATGAAGATAATTAACATAATGAGATACAGTGCTACCATCATGTCCAATAAAATATGTGCTATTAGCAGTAATCATATTAAGTATTAAAAATTCAATAACATCATAATTTTTAAAATCAACAAAAAACTTTTTATAATCAATATTATGTATTAAATCTTCTACATATATAATTTTATATTTATTAGATAATTTATTCAATAAATCAGCATCATTACGATCACACATAACATATATAGGTAGATTATTCTGTTCTTTATTATTAATATTATTAAGTTGATTCATAAGTGGATTAAAATAAGAAGAACTATTAGAATCAATAAGTGATTTAGGATGTCGTTTATCACCAAATCTAAAATGAATAGAAATATATTTTTGTTCAAGTTCAATATTATTAAAAATTAGATAAAATGATTTATGTAAATATGTAAGAGATTTACATATATTAGACATCAATATATAATTTTTTTCAGTTGTAAAATAATTATAAAAACATCTACTAGCATTAATCTTATCAATATAAATATATTCTTTGGAATTATTAGGCAAATTATTAATATATTTAGTTCGTCCATTCAAAAAATTATCTATTTTATAATAATTTTCGGGTAAATTTAATGATATATCAATTAAACCCAAATGAGAAAAATTAGCGGGAAATTTTATAATTTCACATATATTATTATCTTCAATAATTTTATTAATATTATCAGGTACACTACCATAATGTACTTCAAATCCATTGGTTAAATAATTTAAATAAGCATCATCAAAAAAATCTAAAAATCGTCCATAATCCCAGTTAGATTTACCACAATGACACAATGGATGTTTGATTAATAAAATTAATTTTCTATTAGTAATATTAGCTAAATATATAGCATGTTCTAAAGAAAATAATTGATTATTAAAACCAACACCTGTAAATAATTGAAAAATTAAGTTTTTCATATTTATATTTCATCAGAAAAAAAAATATAAAATCCAACACATATTGTAAAAAATCCAAAAATTTTTCTTAATGTATATAAATCAATTTTTGTAGTATATAATGAACTAAAATAAGAAAATATGGTAAAAATAAATGCCATATACAATCCAGCAAAAATATCAACATTATTTGTTTTATAAAATCTATACGCAGCAAAAATACCAATTGGAGGCAAAAGCATAAATAATGATGTTCCTATTCTATCTTTAATATTTGTAAGCAAACCAAACATTGTTAATAAAGGAACTATTACTATTTCAGCTCCACCACCTATTAATCCAGCTAATAAACCACTAATAATACCAACAATTGTAAGCCCAAGATAATAATTCATTTTATATTAAAAATATAATAAAATATAATAAAATATAATAAAATATAATTAAAAATTGAAAAATAATTAAATAAAAAATAATAAAACAAAAAATAATTCATTTCAAAATAAATGAAACAATTTCAAAATTTGTTTTTAAATTATATAAAAATAAATTGTAAACAAATAGAAAAAACATTTGAATCAAAAAAATATATCATAAGTGGTTATGATGAAAAAAATAATATTGGTATTGATTTTTTAGATGATAACATATCAATAAATGATATAAAAAATAAAGAAAAAATAATGGATATTGATTTTATTTTTAATGTTGAAAATAATTACATTAGATATGTTAAAACTTCAGATTTGATAATATGTGAAATATCAAATCAAGAATTTAAAGATGCAATCAAAAAAATAGAAAACAATGTATTTTTATTTACTAATAGTAAAAATTGGATTTGGTTAACAGATAGAACTATTTACAAAATAGAAATAGAAAATAAAATAAAATATGTTTGTATTGGCGAACAATGTTCATTAGAAGATGTATTAGAAAATACCTGTTTAAAATTTATTTTAACAGATAAAGGTAAAAAAAATTTAACAAAAATAAATAATGAAGTACAACAAGTTGATATTATATATGGTAGATGTAAAGAATCAATGTATTTATTAGATGATATAAATAGAAAATATATAAATACACACAAATTAAGTAATAATGAAATAATTGGTATAAAAGCCGTGGCAGGTGGAGGTAAAACTACAACATTATTAGAATTATCAAAAATTCATAATCAAAAAAAAATATTATATATTGCTTTTAATAAAAGTTTGATAAACGAAATAAAGGATAAAATAAAAAAACAAAACATTAAAAATATGAATCCTTGTACATTTGATGCGCTTTTATATAAATTATATATTAATAAAAAAAATCAACAACCTAATATTCAAGATATTAAACCACAATTTATAGGAAATATTGTTCCATTTTTAAAAGGTAAGCCATATCGTGTTAGAGAATATTATTGTAAGCACTTAAAAAATTTTTGTAATGATGCAAGTGAAAATAATATTGAAAAATATAGTATTAATAACACAGGTGAAAAGAAAAAATTACTTATTGATTTATGGTCTAAAGTATTAAATGATGAGTTAGTAACATTTGAAACTATTAGAAAAATTGCTTATATTAATCATTGGTTCAAAGATTACATAGATAGTAATTATGATATGATTATGATAGATGAAACACAAGATTTTGATATGATAATGTTACAAATGTTATTAAATGATACAACTATTCCAAAAATTTTTGTAGGCGATAACATGCAAGCAATTTATCAATTTAGAGGCTGCATTAATGCATTTGAATATTTACCAAGTAATTCATTGATAATTGAATTTTATTCAACATTTAGAATTGGAAATCCAGCATGTGATGAAATAAGAAATAAATTTAATCAATGTCATATTATTTCAAAAAGTAAAAATTCAACAAGATTTGTAAACTCATTTGATGATAATGAAAAATATGTTTATTTGTTTAGGAGCTGGAGAATTCTTTTATTAACTGCTGAAAAAACAAATAAAATTTGGATAAATAGTTTTGATAAAAAAATAAATGAAATTAAAAATCTTCATAATAAACTTATCAATTACAAAAATTTTGATATTGATGAAAATACATATGAAGATGATCTACCAAAATTTTTAAAATCTATTTCTGCTGAAGAATTAGAAAATTTATTAAATAATATTACAAATAATTTAGTTGATTTCAAAGAAAGTTTAATAAAATTCTATACAGTGCATTCATATAAAGGATTAGAAGATGACAATATAAGATTAGCAAATGATATTAATATAAATGAAGATGTAAATATATATTATGTTGCAATTACACGTTCTAAAAAAAAAATATTGATGGATTTATAAAATATATATTATAAAATTATATACTTGTACAAAAAATAATTTTATATATTATATGAAAAAGCAAACAAAAAAACTTAAAAAAAAATTAGTAAATTGTTGCAAATCAATTAAAAAAAAAAGAAAATGTATTAGAAAAGATGGAAAAGTTTTTTTTCTTCCTAGAAAATTTACAAAAAAACAATGTAAAAAAAAAGTAAAAGGATTTACTATGAGAGCATCATGTGCCCCATATAAATATTGTTAATATATATGTATTTAACATATATAATACATTACTTTATAATATATATATATATTATAAAGTATGTCATTTTTATATTTACTAGGTTTTTTTTTAATTATTCTTATGTATCTAATAAACAAATATTCTTTTACTAATTTGAAACCAACATGTGAAAATTATGTGACAAATACATATTTATATTTAGCATTCAGTATACTTTTAGTAGCTTTATTAGTAAATGTTCTTAATAATATATGTAGTTCTAATACAATAAATTCATTGAAAAATATATTATGTAATATTCCATTCCTTTTGTTTTCATTGTTAGCACAATTTGTACTTGTTTTTGTAATATTTTTTACTAGAAAAGATTATAGTAAAAATGGTCATGTATTGAATCATATATTATGGATAAGTTTTTTGTTATTATTTTCAGTTTCTTTTAGAACACTTTTTATGTATATTAACAATTACGATATAGTTTACACAATTTTTTTAACATTTATTATTTTTCTTATTATGTCATTGGCTGTTTATATAAATCCTTCATTTTTTGAGAGAAGTTATAAATTTGCAATTACAGGATTATTTGTAGCATTAATAGTTATAATAATTTCTGAAATAATTTTAATTTTTTATAAAAATAAATTAGCACAAAAATATATAACATATTTTGGAATTATTGTATTTTCTTTGTTAATTTCTTATGATACAATAGAACTTTTTAATCTTGCAAAAAATTGTGTTGAATATCCAAATTATCCAAAATCTTCATTAGATTTTTTTTTAACAATAATTAATTTATTTACAGATTTATTAAGAGCAAAATCAGGTAGATTCAGGTAGATATTAAAAAATATGACTTATAAAATAAAATTGAATTTAAATTATATTAAAAACACTAATATAATTTATTCATTAAATATGAATACTGATATAGAAGAATTTATCAAAAATAAAAATTCAATGGGTTCAAGTGAATATAATAATATAGATATTGAAAAATATGATCATAAAAAATTTAAAATTATATTTGATGATTTATTAAGTTTGATTCATAAAAATAAAAATTTAACCAATATTGCTGATAATTTTGAACTAGTAAAAATTTTTGAAAAAGAATTATTAAAATTACTTCGTTATCATAAATTGATTTATATTCGAAAATCAATATTAATTGCAATGTTGAATAAAAAATTTAAATCAGATGATTTTGATAAAGAATATTCTCAATATTTATATTTATTAAAATTATTACTACGAAAAAAACCGGGTAGAAATATATCTGGTATTACTAGTATTACCGTTATTACTGCACCTTTTCCAGATGGTCAATCATTTAGTTGCAAACATAACTGTTATTATTGCCCGAATGAACCAGCACATGAGGGTAATAATTATCAAGCACAACCTAGAAGTTATTTATTTCATGAACCAGCTGTTTTAAGAGCTAATCAACATAAATTTTATGCAATTGGACAAATGTTAAATCGTTTAGATACATATTATAGCAATGGACATGTTCCAGATAAGATAGAGATCATTGTAGAAGGAGGTACTTATACAGAATATCCAGTAGAATATTTAGAGCGTTATCATCGTGATTTGTTTTATTCTGCAAATATTTATTTTGAATTACGAAAAATTTTTCCAAATTATGATAATTTTGGTGATGAACAATTAAATATTAATATATTAAATAATTTAAGACAACCATTAAGTATTGAAGAAGAAATTATTATTAATAAAACTGCAAAAGTACATATTATTGGTATTTGTATTGAAACTAGACCTGATGCATTAGATGATCTATGGTTACATAGATTTAGAAATTGGGGTGTAACACGTGTTCAACTAGGCGCGCAACATGTAGACAATAGAATTTTAAAAAAGATAAATAGAGGTCATACTATTGAGCAACTATTATGGGCGATAAAATATTTATATGATAATTGTTTCAAAGTAGATATACATATTATGCCAGATCTTCCAGGAGCAACACCAGAAATAGATAAAGCTATGTTTGATTATGTTTATAGTATTGTTTGTCCAGACCAAATGAAAGTATATCCTTGTCAGACAATTCCATGGACTGTAATTGAAAAATGGTACAAACAAGGAAAATATATTCCTTATTTCGATAAAGATCCTAATTTATTAGTAGATGTTGTAAAATATTCTATGACAACATGTCCAAATTGGGTTAGATTACCTCGTGTTATTAGAGATATTCCTTGTTCTATTTATGTTCAAGGTGGAAATGATATTGCAAATATGCGACAAATAATTGATAATATGTTGAATGGCGATGGTTTATATTCAACTGATATCAGGTCTCGTGAAATTGGTAGACATCCAAAATATTATAAATTAAAAGCAAAATATTCAACTACTTCATATTTTGCACATGATGCACATAATTATTTTATTGAATATGAAAGTTATGATAAAAGAGCATTATTTGGGTTTATTAGATTAAGAATTGTTAATGAAAATAATAATTTAACTATTTTTCCTATCCTAAAAAATAAAGGATTAATTAGAGAACTACATGTATATGGCGACACTACAGCTGTATCATCATCAAATACACATGCATGTCAACATACAGGTATTGGAAGTGGTCTTTTAAGATTAGCAGAAATAAAATCAATGGAACATGGACTTAAAGGTATTGTTGTTATTAGTGGCGAAGGTGTAAAAGGATATTATGAAAAAAAAGGTTATGTAGAAATAGATACATTCATGGTAAAGAACTTTAAAACCTATGAATTTTTGTTTTATTATTTGAAAGCTAATTATTATAAAGTAACTTTATTTTATATATTCAGTATTTTATATTTGTTAATAGATTATATTAAATGATATACTAAATTTTAAATATATACTGTATCTAGTGTAAACATTTTAAATGACGAATGTTTAAAGAATACTTTTGTATTATATGAATCTACAATTTTTTCAATGTTTTTATCATTAAAAATAATTTTACCAGTATTATATGCTTCATATTTTTTTAAATCATTTATAACTCTACGCGTTCCATAATAAGGATGAGCTAATTTATTATTCGTATAATTATGTCCTAACATTATACATTTATATTTATTAATAACACATATATGATGGTTGTCTAAAACCAATGTAATAATTGATTTACATTTTTGAAGATTAGGACTATCTATATTGAAAGGAAATTTCCATTTTCCATTATTTTTTACTGGATGCCAGGGTGATATTTTCATTCCATTATCTAAATTTACCAATTCTTTATGATTACCAGTTATTGTAATTTCGACAATACAAACAATTTTACTAGTTTGTATATTATCATTAATATCATATGAAATAACACAGTCATTTTTTTCCAAATCACATAATTTTTTTTCTGTATAATCAGACATTAATATTTTACATTCAGAGTCAATACACATAATCTTTGTTATTTATTATAATTTTTGTAATGAAAAAATATTTCAATTTAATAAATAATTGAATAATTATTTATTAAATTTTTTTTATTGTATATGTCGATAATCGAAGAGATTAATGTAAAAAATGTTTATGAAATAATAGCATCTCATTTTTCTTGTACAAGAACTTATCAATGGTCTTGGGTAACTGATTTTTTAGAATCTTTGAAAGAAAAATCTATTGTTTATGATTTAGGTTGTGGTAATGGAAGAAATATGATTTATAATAACTTGAGTTTTGTAGGAATAGATAATTGTAAAAATTTTGTAAATATATGTAAAAAAAAAAATTTAAATGTCATTGAATCTAATCTAATGTCTATTCCTTTAAAAGATGAATCTTGTGATGCTATTATATGTATAGCAGTATTTCATCATTTTAGTTGTGATGAAAATAGATTAAAAGTATTGAATGAAATATATAGATTGTTGAAACCAAATGGTAAAATATTATTATCTGTTTGGTCAATAAATCAACCAGCAAAAACAAGAAGAATCTTTAATACATATGGAACAAATATAGTATCATATAATAAAAATGGAAATATTTATAACAGGTATTATTATATATTTAAATTAGATGAAATTAAAAAATTATTTGAAAAATCTAATTTATTTTTATCAAAATATTATCATGATTGTGGTAATGAAATTTTTGAATTAAAAAAGATAATTTTAAATTAGTTTTAAATTAATTATATTTTTATAAATATAGTACAATTATTATCAAAATATAATGAATCATTTGGATCATATATATGATTTAAGTTTTATTTACAATGTTTTTGAAAATAATTTAAATAATTTGAATAGCAAAAGTTTCAAATTTGTTTATTTAAAACCTAATGAAAATAAAATATCAAAATATAAAAAAAATTATTTATATTTTAAATCTAATTTATCATCATCTCAAAAAATATTTTACTTTAGCACTTCTTATTTTATGTTTATTCCTCTTTTTTTTACTTTTTTTTACAAATTTTTAAATTTTAATATTAATGAACACCAATATAAAATAATTGCACCCTATATTTTATTTGTTTCAGGTATATTATCAATTATTCATTGGGGAAATTATAATCCAGGTTCATATGTACAAAAATTAGATATTATTTTTGTTTTATTAGATTTAACATCCACTACTTATGACTATTATAATATTTTGAATAAATCCTCTTTTTTAAAAAAAATGTACATATTTTATCTTTTTTCAATACTATTAATTTGTATATTTGAATTATATTATAAAAAATATTTTAATTATTTAAATATTGATTTTGATCTATCGGTTATAGGTTTTTACGCACACGCCTTATTAAGAATATTAGGATTCAATTATATTTTAACAACTATTATTAAATTTGATAATATATTTCAATATATATTATTTTTTTTGAATATTTTTGTAATGTGTTTTATGTGTTATTATATCACACAAATATATTTTAATAACAATACTAATATAACAAATTATGATTTGATTTTATTTTCTATATTAGGTATTTTTTTATGTATATGTTATTCATTAGTTACAAAAATTATTATGAATTTAACAAAAAATATTATGTGTATTATTTAATTTATTATATAAATATATATTAAATATATACTTATGGATAATTTACATATTAAATTAGCTGTTTTAAGTTCATTTATTGGTATTGGATTAATATTAATAACAGAAAAATATTCTGTTGATGATGTTGGTTCTAAATTTTCTGAAATAAAAAATGAAATAAAAGAAAAGGTTGGAGATGTTCAAGACGCTGTTGGTAACATAAAAGATGATCTAACCGAACGAGCTAAAGATGGTGTTGATTCATTGAAAGAAAATGTTGATTCTATAAAACCAAATGCTATTAGTGATCCAATTGGAAATATTATGGGTAATAAAAAAGATGATGATGATGACGATGATGAAGATGATGAAGATGATGAGGATGAAAAACCATCAAAAGGAGGTAAAAAAAAATATAAAAAAAGAAGTAATAAAAAAAGAAGTAATAAAAAAAGAAGTAATAAAAAAAAAGCTATAAAAAAAAGTTATAAAAAATAAATTATAAATTATAAATTATAAATTATAAATTATAAATTATAAATTATAAATTATAAATTATAAATTATAAATTATAAATTATAAATTATAAATTATTATTTAATATTTAGTTATTATATATGGGCATTAATAATAATACTAATCCGAAAAAAATGCTTGATAAAGCGTATAAAGTGTTAGAAAATACAAAGGTCGAGGTGAGTAGAGACGGGAATGCTGTAGCGAGATATGTATTTATGGTGATGGGAGATACGTTCGATGTGTTGATTGATAAAAAAAATGAAACAGAAAATGTAGGTAAAATTAACATACCTGATACCGAAACTGTGAACAAAGCATTGTGGGAAACGTTTAGACATATTCAACCTATCGAAGAACAACACAGGTTAGAGAAAAACATTAAAACTGAGAAGGAAATGGAGGCAGAAAAAAATAAGGCGATAGCGTTGGGCTTGAAGGAGGCGATGAACGTGATCAATGATGAATACGACCCCCTGTTTAAATTTTACCAAATTAAGTGGTGTTTATTAGCAGGAATGCCCAATGAGGATGCGCGCGTTTTGTTGTGGGATGATTATGATTTTGTTTTGTATCTTCATTTAGACGGTAAGACTGAAAATGAAATAATGAAACAATTAGATAATGATCCTAAGTTTAAAGATAAGAATAATAAAGCGGATGCGGTAAAGGTTAATTTATTCCAAATTATGAATAATAAGGAGAAGAAGGATGTCGCGGCGGCGGCGGATAAGGCGATGAGTATAATTTTGGAGTATGGAAAGGTAATGTCTATGATAGACACTATTAATGATATTAAGCCGCCTTATAATATTAAGTCGCCGGTTAGCGCGAGTCCGCAGACAGTTCAAAAAGTGGGGTATACGGCGGCGGAGGTGGCAAAAGATAAAATATCAGGTAAAGATAATTTAACAAAGGATGATTTAAATTGGTCTATAGGAGTGGGTGTGGCTATAGCGCTGAATAATATGCAGAATATAGTGGACGAGCACCGGAAAGACACCAAGAATAATCCGACTGATATTTTCATGTTGGAAAAAGCAATTGAAAATATTACCAAAACTCTGAAAGAAATGTTTAATGATGATGATAAATTTAAAAAGGCGAAGGAGGAGGCGATGGACCAGATGTGGGTGAGGAGGGTGGCGGCGAAGGTGGTGCAGGAGGATGTGACTGCGAAGGGCGGCCGAAGAAAAAGAAAATCAAAAAAATCAAAAAAATCAAAAAAATCAAAAAAAAGTAGACGAGGCAAAAAACAAATAAAAAAAACTAAAAAATATAAAAAAAGAAGTAACAAAAAAAGAAGTAATAAAAAATAATTTATTTAATGTTTAGTTATTGTATATGGAAATTGAT